CTTAAAACAATATGTAATGAAGGGCTATGCCGTCAATAAAAGGTTTGAGCGTTTAGAAAACCGTGTAACCAAAACCGAAGAAAAGATTGATTTTTTCGTAAAAACGGCATTACCTCCGGTGCAAGGAATATTTTTTGAAGGGCAAATTTTTGACGCTTATATTTTCGCTTCCAATTTAATAAAACACGCAAAGAAATCAATAGTTTTAATTGATAATTATATAGACGAAAGCGTTTTACTTTTGCTGTCAAAACGACAATCAAAAGTCAGCGCACAGATTTATACGAAACGAATATCCGCTCAATTACAATTAGACCTAAAAAAGCATAATACACAATATGAGCAAATTCATATCAAAACATCCGATACTTTCCACGACCGATTTTTGATTATCGACAATACCGTATACCATATAGGTGCTTCTCTTAAAGACTTGGGGAAAAAGCTGTTTGCTTTTTCAAAAATGGAAATTACGCATACAGAACTTTTTTCTATAGGAAAGGTTTAGATTTTTTCTCTTTTCATTGCTCATTGTTCATTTTTTGCCATTTACCCCACTTCATTACAGCAAACCTACCAATTTAACCTTCTTATCCGTAAAGTCCAGAGTATCAACCGCCCTGATAATCCGCTCTTGGTCTCGCTCCTCTAATAAAGACATTCCCTCAAGAAGTTTCACCAGATCATCATTCTTTAGGTCTATAATACCCATAGAGTAATAATATAATACGCTATGTAAAATGTCAATACCAAAATATTAAAAATCATCCTTGTTATGCATATCCATTTATTGATAGACTTTACCCAGATGACCATAAACCAGCGGATAAAAGAAGCCAGAAAAACCCTCAAAATGTCCCAAAAAGACTTTGCCGCCGCAATATGTATCTCAAATACCTATCTTGCTGGTGTTGAAAACGAAACCCGAAAAGCAAATGACAGAATAGTCAAACTTTGTTCTATGGTTTTCGGAATCAGCGAAACATGGTTAAAAGAAGGGAAAGGTGAAATTTTTCAAAAAACCCCCGATGTAAAAATTACCAGATTAGTCAGCATTTTCAACAAATTGCCGTTAAACTTTCAGGATTACGCTTTAGACCAATTGGAAGGGCTGCTAAAATTGAGAGGCAAGAAATAAAAATAACGAATTTACCGAGGTGATCACAAATTGTGCCCCCAAAAACCTTATATACAGACCAACCATGAAATAACTTTAGAATACCTGAAAAGGAATTATTTATGAAGAATAAAATTCCAAGAACTGACGACAATATAATGAAAATTGTATTAGGCTTCTTTGGCGCTAATGAAAATTTGCAGATACTCGAAGCGGAATACTTAAAGAATGATATTATAACAGTTCCTCAATATGCAAATTTTCTTAGTCAAGTCGCTTTATGTATTGAATTAGGAATGAAAAGTATATTATTAAATGAGGACGATATACCAAAAACACATGATATAAAAGAATTATACAATATGCTACCCCAATCCTTTCGCGATATGTTTGTGAATAATCCCTTTCCCATAAAAACCATAGAAAAATCTTTAGATGAAATTAAAAATATTTTTGAAGACTTTAGATATATGAACACAGCACATTTTAATTTTTTCCTTGATAAGTCTATTTTTACCACAGACTATAAAATTATTTTTTCTCAAGCCAAAAGGCTACAAAATTTCCAATTTATCATATATTTATTTGATAAAATCAAAGAATTTTACAATCATTTAGTTACCAGCATTGACAGGCAGTCTTTCTTCAAAAATATCGAAAAAAACAATTTACATTTAAATTTGACAATACCGCTTTACTTGAAGCCATAAATAAATATAATGAGGAATTAAAAAAAATCCAGCCTCAGATTACTTTTGTACAAAAGCGTTAATGAAGAAGAATAATTTTACGGTATTAAATGAGGCATTTGCTTTAGCAGTTCATGGAATATAGCGTTTGACGCTAATCCAATTAAAACGCCCTTTATTACTTCAAGTGCAAGCCCAATATATTTTTTATTTGGTTTTTCGGAAGAGATATTTGTTCTTATAAGTTCTATATCTTCCCTCAATTCTTCCAGTTTTTCTTTCTCATTTTCTTTAATTAGTGCGTCTTCTAACTTTTGTATCCACACCTTTATATCATCATAATTGCCGTTTTTATTCATTTCTTGTTTTGAGTTAGTTGTGTCTTGCTGGATTTGTATATTCTTAATTTCTTTTGCCACAAGAATAGTTTGAAATATTTTAGGGGCTGGAAAATGTTTACTTGGCTTTTCTGGCTCTGCTAACGCATTTTCGTATTGCTTAATTCCATAGTGCGTTATCTTTGCTATACCACCTACTGCTATATATTCTATTAGCCTTTCACCAACCAAATAATTTGCTGTAATATGTGTTAATTCTATAGGTAAATTCAATTCTTCTCCAATTTGTTCAACATCAAAGGGGGTATTTTCAGACCTTCCATATTCGTTATAAATTTTTTCCATCATTCTAAATCTTGCTTCTTTTTTCTGCTCTATTGTATAATTCTCATCCATTGTTTCCCCTCTTTTACCATACAATTTCTTGTCGTATTGCTCTGTCAACGAGACATATCTATCATCGACTTCAAGGTAATCCATTTCTTCTAAATGGTTCAATGAATTACAGGCTTCTTCTTTATTCATGCTGTATTCTTTTCGTAAGCAATCTAGCAAATGCATTGTCCAAATTGGCTCTCTATGTCTTTTCCCCATTTTTTCAAGCAACTTAAGTATATTTGCTTCATTCATCGTTAATTGGTTCATCATTCTCTCTCTCCATAAACAACTATATACCTTTTAGTCTTTTTCCGCAACTCCTAATAAACCATGCAGATACTTTTAACAAAAAACCACTTGACCATAGCAAAAACACAAGGGATGTTTGTCTTATGGATACTTCTCAGGTTTTGGCTTTCTGCTTGTTTCCCAACGAGCAATGGATAGGCATAGATCAACATAGTTTCATGGCCGCTTCCCGCACCCCCCGGAGCGATAGACAGTCAGAAATACTTGGGCAAGAATTATCGCAGGCCCGTACTTTGGCGGCTCTGGGCCATACGGTTTATTTATTGCCCGAATTCGGCCCCCCACAAAACCAAACACCCGGACGCTATTGTGGACGGCCTCATCATGGATTTCAAAACCGTTTCCGGCAACGAAAGAAAGATAAAGGAAAAATACAAAGAAGCCAGAGCAAAGGCGGAAAACGTATTCCTGCAAATCGACCCTTCCTTTTCCCACAGAACAGTAGTCCGCAAACTTTCAGGCTCAATCAGGGGCAAAGGCAATAAAAATCGGGCTTAATCTGGGTATACTTCAAACACACCGGAAAAATGGTTTATTGGACAGTAGAAGGGCTAAAATGAAAAAACCGGGCCTTTAGGCCCGGCGGCTCCCCGGGTCTGTAACGGCTATTCGCCGCCCAAATATACCCAAGTACTTAAAGTATAAGCATAATGGAGGTATTGTCAAGGTATACGCCAGACGCTAAGGAGGCACGACAAACATACGAACGAAAATGAGGGTACTGATTGACACCTTATTCCTAGAATCTAGGGAATTTTGCATGTCCTCAATAGTGATTCGGCGTGACTTTGAGTGCCCATAACAGTGATTTTACGTTTTTGCCGTTATGGGAGGTTATGCGGCTATCGAAATGGTATAAAATTCCCATAAAAATGCCTATCCGTATGTTCATACGTTTGTCGTGCAGACATGGATGCGAACACTAGACAAACTGGAATAGTCAGACTATGATTTCAATAGGCAGTATCAAAAGTTGTGGCATTGATGCCTGAAAATCTGAAAGAATTGTCTGTTTTACCTTTCAGTATGTGTCGTGTTGGTTGTTCAATAATACCGTAATGGTAAAACAGGCAATTATTAGTAAGGATGATAAGATATGAAAGCAAACAGAGAATATTTAAAGGTCATTGCATTTTTACTTGGTTTTGCTATTTTAATTCCGCTTGGTTCTTCTTTTTTTCAAACTATTCTCGCAAATCTTATATATGCTACAATGAATGAGAAAGACGCTTCAAAAGATGTTCTTGTATATAAGGAAAATGATTTCTATAAATTTGACATATCAGAATATGATGAATTAAATATTCTAGTAAAAAATATTCTATATCCATGTTATGCTGAATTAAATAATTCACTTGATAAAATTAACTCTTCAATAGATGATAAAAATGAATTGGAAGCAAGCATTCAATTTTTTTATATGGTCGTTGATAAATGGCAAAGTAGTATTTCACATGAATCTATAGAACAGAATGGACGAATAAAAGAATTGCTGAACAATATCAACAATGACTTTTTGGATATTAAAAATGCAAGTAATAGAGTATTAAACAGCCATGCCGATAGTGAAGTCCAGATTGCAAATCAGCAGCTTTTAGTTTCCAGAATAAAAGATTTCTATTTCAACTATTGTTACTTATTGCTCAATCTTATCTATGGGATAAAGGATAATCGCAATATAATAGATTTATTTAATCATGTAATTGAATCAGTCAATAATCTTGATAACGATCCATTAATTGATCTGGAAACACCATATTTTTCTTTACCAAAAGAATATGCGGAAAACAAAGAAAAACAAATATTTTCTTACATACAAAGAGGGAAAAGAGACGCTCGTTCGGTAATGGCTTTGATACTGCTATATATTAAAATGAAAAACATCACTGATGCAGAATTATTATATTCTCAAAAAATTGCGCCCCTGCGTTTAGCAAACAATCAAGATATTGAATTATCCCGAACTATAGCATTGATGATAAATGAGATGAGGAATAATAATCCAATGGGTATTCTGGACAAAACAACTATTAAAATAGATACCAATATGAATGTTCAAATTATTGAGCGTTATTTTATTCGCCGCCCTGAAAATGAAAAGGATGTATTTATTTTTCTGCCATATAATATAGATGATATAGTATTGTATTCTTTAACTGATAAAGAGAATAATAAGTTGGATCTAAAAAAGATAGAAACTTCCTGGAAAAATTCATGCTTTCTGCAATTTGCCTGCGATGAAGATTTGACGGAATTCAATTTAGAATATCTGGTTAAAGATTTTTTTTCTTACTCTGATAAATATGGTACTTATTCATATAGATATGGTGGAATCAATCAAAACGTGAATTATACCTGTGAAATAATAATGCCGAGTTTCTTTAAGGCAACGGCATTTCTTGAGTATCCTGTAGTAATCAATAACGACAAATCAGATGATGAGCAATATATTATGTGGAGCAATCCGGCAATTCCATTTAAAATAAGCGCTCTTGATTTTTCTTATTACAAAAACGGAATTGCCGGTGAAATAATACCATTGCGATTGTTATATAACAAATATGTTTATTTGATATTTGTATTATTCATGTTTATTGTTTTGTATTCCATTATTTCAAATGCATTGAATAATGTTATAATTTATGAATGTTCTTTTTTAGTGATTTCTTCTTTGACCCTTTTCCTATTATTTTGGGATGTTCATTTTGTGGATATAGTACAAATTATCACTAGACCTTTACCTTATGTCGCTTTGCGTATATTATTAGCTATTTTAATAGTAATAACATTATTTTTGTTTTATAAAATTGAATTTGTTAAGGGTAACAAATACTTTAAAATCATTTCATCCATAATTCTGTTATCAATATGCGCTTATGGCTTAAATCTTTTTTTACAGAATTCAGATAAAACCAGTATTTATAACAAGATTTATTTTCCTTTAGCTGGTGTATATTATTCTTATGTCGTTATTACGCATTTATCTAAGCAACTTGAACTATCAAAAACACAGGTATTAATGATGTTTATTTCGATAATTATAATTTGTTTCAGCTTATCGTATGTATTTAAAGAATTATACATTTCGAAAGAAATTCTTAATTTATTGGGATTGTTTACCGGTCTAGTTTTTACTTTCATTATTGGATTGTGTCTCATAATTGAACACAAAACGGTTAGAAATGCCAACGATCAAACAAATCTTGAGTTGTTTATTGATGATCTAAGTATCAAATTTCAAGGTAAAGCCCTTCCTATCGCACATATGCTGTTATTATTTATGATTCCTATTTCACTAATTTCTGAATACTCATTTTTACTAATTATCTTTCAATTATTTTCTACCATATTTGGTCCCCAAATAGCTGGCGCATTTAACAGCGGTAGAATATTTGGTAAAAAAACTAGTGCAACTAAAAGTTATTCCAAAGGTAATGAAAAATGATAGGAGTAACGATTTACAAATTTAGAAACAAATACAGGTATCAAGTATCTCATACTTGGTCAAAAAGTAACTGCGGGGGTGCTTGGTACTTTTTTTCCTATCTCTTATCAATAAGTCTACAGTCTTGCCCTTAGCGATTTATCAGATTAAATATTCAACCTATTAGCCATGAAGGGGAAGCAAGCGGTGTCGAAATTTAAAAGTTACGGAGCAACACCTGTGCCTCATGGTTCACTATCGTGTAAGAGGTTACGCCGCAGTTTTCTCACTATGTACCGCCTTTCTTCGCTGGCGCTTCTATGAATTTTTCTCGGCTTGTGTCAAGGTTCTTCCATGATCTGTCTATCAACAAATAGTATTTATACTTAAAAAACGCCGTCCGAAGCCCCCGCACCCCGGACGGCAAAACATATCAAAATATTTTTTCCTTCCCTGACACTGCTAGCCGATAACCGCCGCCGATGTTTTTTTCAAATAACAAATTCTATGATGATTTTGTTTTCAAAACCACCATGTTGTTTTTCGGCCTTGTAACCAGAAACCCGTCTCGCTTGCGGAACCGTAAAAACAGTTCCCCATATTCGAGACTCTCTGTAGTAGCGTCAAATTTTTTCAGTTCGATACCCCGCCTGTTGCCATGCTGTATTCTTTTGGGGTTCATAAAAATCGCAAAGATTTCATTCGCCCCGATGTCCGCAATTTGCGAAAGTATCGAAACTTCCTGGTAGGGATAGAGGTCTAACCACCCCGGCATAGCCTCTGTAGGCCGCCACCAAATTGGACGGCCTGTTGTGTCCTCAATGTTGGCGATATGGTTCAGCACCGTTTCATTGAGGAACCACGAACAGTCTTTCCGCTCTTCTGCCGGTACTTTGTACACAGCGTCTCTAAAGTCCTTCCAAGTCAGATCGTCAATAGTATCCCCCTTAATGGCAACTTCGGTTACATCGCTACACGCCATCGCCCCGGTAAACGGATCATCGTCAGCTAACAGGCATTGGCGGTCAAACTCTTGCCCATAGGTTTCAATAAACTCGTCAATGAACATAGCCCCTAAATCGACAAAGACATCTTCCTCGAATTCATCGAACCACGGAATGTACCCCGCCAAAGTGTAGGCTTTAAGCTCGACACGTTCCGTACCCTTCGGCTTGCTACCCTCAATTTTCTGCCCGTAAGCGGTGAGCCAGTTCAACTGAACCCCGCCCCGGTCTCTGGTAGGCAGGAAGATAGAAGGCCCCAACATCGGACGATGGCGGACAAGGCTCATCATCACCGATTTTTTGGCAACATCGGACATAATCTCCGTTTCATAAATCGGGTTAATCAAATACTGCTCGTTAGTCGCCATGTTACCCATAGGCTCACCGAGTACCGCCTTGCTTACTTGCCAACCCTTTTCACCCCAGGACACATCTTTCGGGTTAGTCCAGTTTTCGCTTTTCAGGTTAGGTGAAAACGCCAAATCCGCCAGTACCTTGTGATTGCCAGACCATGCCGCCGAAATACCCTTGCCGAGATTGTAAAGCAATTCACGGCGGGTTAATTCCTTCGGGTACTTTATCTGCGTTTTCAGTTCTTCCCGCAAACTCTTGATAGTCCCTTCCAACGCCGTAATCTGCGTTGACTGGTTAGAAGTAACGGTCTCAAGCGTTTTCGCCATTTCCTCTAGGAGAATTTCTTTATCCTTGAAATACTCCGCCGCCTTCGCCGGGTCCGTAAACCCGGTACTCTCGATTTTCTTCATGTCGGCTAATTTTTGTTTGATAGCCTTTAACAATTCGTCCATAGAATAACCTCTCTCTTATGCGGCTGAATAGCCGCAGATTTAATCAAACAGGAACCAACGGTTCCTGACATCTCCCTACAAATTATTGATTAAACTCCCCCAAAAAAGGGAAGCATTATCGCTCTTTTCATTGTTAATTTTCTTTACTAATGCGAAAGGGTTTGCTGGTACATTGCAAATCGAAAATTCAAGTAATTCTTGCTTGCGAAAAATCAGCGTTGTACCGTCTTTGTTTTCATCTTTAGACGGAATTTCAATCTCGATAACCCGAAAGCCCACCAAACCCGCCCGGATAACCCCCGCCTGTACCCGCTGTCCGATAGCCCACCCGAAAGGATCAAACGATTTATCGTTGAAGATAACCAGTCCATGCAGACCTTCATCATCAACAGTCAAGCCGTCAATTTTGCCGATAGCCGGAACATCGTATCTATGCGCCCATTCCACAACCGGATTATTGATAAACCGCTTAAAATCCCAGCCCTGCGGGTCAATCCGCTCGCCAAATCGGTCAAGGTCAAAGGTTGAAAGCGTCCATGGAAAATTATTACCCGCTTCCATTTCTTTCGTTAGTTGAAATGGCACAGAAGCGATAAGTTCAACATCGGCGGTTACTTTTTGAAGCCCCGCCGCTTCCTTGTTAATACCTAAGAAATCAAATAACACGTTTGTATTCGCCGCCTGATACTCTCCGCCCTTAGTCCTGATAATCATATTTACCCCCGCTTAATAATTTTTTCTCTTTTCATTCCTCATTAATAAATATCCTCCATTTGAATAATTCCCCGAATTATCCCATTACGCATAATGTCTATGGTCTTATCGCCGCCTAATTTCCTGCAAATGTTTCTTTTATGAAATTTAACCGTGTTCTCATTGAGCGACAGGTTAACGCCAATTTGCCTGTTGGTTTTTCCAGAAATCAACATTTTGGTAATTTCAATTTCCCTTGTAGTCAGTTCCCCCTCAATAACCGGATATGCGCTGTCCTTATCCAGAGCCGCTTCCACATCAACAGGATAGTAGCAACGCCCGCCCGCAATCCGGTACAAAATGTTTTCTATATTCTGGTATGTATCCCTCAGAGAGAAAAAACTTTCCGCACCCGCCACAATAAAACGAGCGGCGGTAACAGGTTTAACTTCCGAAGCCGCCCACACCGCAATATGCACATTCCGGTTACGCTTGACAATCTTTTGAATAAATACGTCAGTCCCAAACCCGTGAAAACAATTTTCTACAAAAATATACCGGGGAAAAACCGCCTTGATTTTTTCCGTCAATTCTTCATCATTGGTGGCAATATAAACTTTGAAGGAAGCGTCCCTCAGTTTTTCCCGCAATGTGTCAGCAAGGAAAGAGGCGTTAGTTGCAATAATAACGCTGTTAATTCCCACTTGCCGCGCCGCCTTCATTTACCGGTATAAAATTTTTAGGACGATACCAAATATCCCCCCACGGTTTAGGCTCTTTGCCACGTTCTTTTAGGACATCGTTTATTGTTTTAAGTCCGGCGTTTATTTCCGCAATATCCCTGTTACTTTGAGCGTCCTCATTTTCCTGCAATTCGGGTATATCCCACAAATCAAATTTTCCGGTCTCTTTCAAACCAAAACGAATAAAAAATTGGCTTTCAAGTATTTGTTCAAATTGCCGTAACAGCGGAATAAGGGTATATTGCCAAAACGCCGAGTGTTGCTCTTTAGTGTCCTTGCCGCTCAACGCCGTTGACTTGTCAGAAATGTTTGCGACACGAGGGGGAATTCCAAATTTGGCGAGAATGGTGTAGAGGTTCCACCTCTTTAATTCAAAGAGCTTTACCACATCAGGATTAAAACTTAACGCTTCAAAACTGGTTCCTTTACCCAATACCGCAATCTTACGGCCCGCCTTTACCTGCCCATATTTGTTCTCCCAACGCCGTTCGATAGCGTCCGCTTCCTCCGGCCTCAAAACCTGATCGGTTTTTAATAGTCCCTGGGGTACAGCGTTATTTTTCAGTAAGGTTGAATTACCCTTATTGGCGTAGTAGTCCTGCTCAAGTTCGAGGGCTAGGGAAACAAGAGGATTAACGCCCCGCAGCGAGTTCCACGGGTTCCAGTCCTTAAAATGGATTAACTCATCAGATAAGATAGGTACTAATTCAGAGCCGACATGGTAAAACCAGCGCCGCTTTTTGTTTGTGACACCACCTTGCATATCCAACCCCTCTCCCTCAAGTTGGAGTTTCTGGGGGTTAAGAATATACAGTTGTTTTGGCAGCCCGCCGCCATAGTCAGGCCCGAACCACCAAAACGCCTCGCCCTCTAAAAGCCACCATGCGGCAGTTTCTTTCCACAAATCATATCGGCTTAGGTGTTCATTCGGCCTGTGGAATAACGCAAAGAGGGGACCGTTTTTTACTTCAACCCCTTCTCTTTCGAGAACGAAATCCGCACGGGCAACATTGCGAATTAAGATATTAACCGCAATGTTTACCCATGCGTTGCAAAGAAAAGTGTCATTAAAGGGGCTTATATTAACATTACTAAAAAAGTCATCATTAGTCAAGGAAAATCGGTTATTATCATAGCCATTGTCATTTTTTTGTTTTTGAAAAGGTAATAACCGCTTGAATATATTCATGACAGAATTACCCCATACTGCACGTCAGAAAAAATCGCGTAACGCAGAGCGTCCATAAAATGGTCGTTCACCTTCACAATCTGCCCCGCTTCATCACGGCAGTAATCCCAAATCTCTGAAAGTACGCCGGTACAGCGTTCACACACAAAAAATTGCCCACGTTCAATTTTGGCGTTAATGAAATCAATGCCGCTTTCAACTGAATTATTTGCCTTCGTCCCACCATTAATTTCCTGAATACGCTCCCCTCCAGCGGGATCGCAGTATACCGGCAAGCCCATCGCCTCCTCTGGAGGCGCACCATCAGGGCAGTCAAACCAGAGGCGGGCTTCCAGTTCCGCGTTAAAACTTTTTGTGGTCATGTTAAACGCGCCATAATCATCGAGGACATACACCGCATCGCCCAGCCAGCCAATCTTCACGTTGGTAATGTTTAAGCCGAAATCCTGTCCGGCAGCGTAACGGTCAAAGCGTTGAGGAAGGTTGGCAACCTTGACAATCATCGTTTCATCAAACTTGTCATAGATAACACCTTCCGCTTTTACCCAAAGCCCGTCACGAAAGCGGGCTTTTTGCTTCTCCGGTAAAACGTCAAGAATATCAGCGATATAATCTTCCGGTAAATTTTCTTGATTATCTTGCGGATTAAGAAGCATTGAAGCGTACAGTTCAGGTTTCTCAAGCGGTTCGCTTGTAAGAAATGCCCGCTTCAAAACAAAAATCTTATAAGCCCAATGAAGAGGGCTGCCCGGATTGCAGTCATACAAAAACAAATTCTTACAACCCTGTATCCGCATAGCCAATCGGGAATAAGCCGTAGTAACCGCCGCATAACTTAACTGTGAAATCTCATTGAAATAGATAGTGGTATATTCATGCCCTAAAATTTTGTCCGCTTGCTCTCTGTCTCCCAACCCGCCAATCCAAATCTCCGAGCCGTTGAAAAGAGTGATCATACTTTCATGCGCCAAATAGTTATAGCCGCCTTTACCTACCGTCCTGTCAAGCCACGGAATTAAGGTCTCCCGCAGTACCGAGGAGCGAGCGTCTTTAGCACGGTAACGACAAATTAAATGACGGCTACCTGCATACATCAAAGCACGGAAGATGATCGCCATTACTAATACGGTCGTTTTTCCAGAACGTGAACCGCCAAACAGCAAAATATGTTTAGCCCCGCTTTTCAGAAGAGAAAGCGCTTTACGTTGAATATGAGTAGGCTTAAACATCACGCTCATTCCCATTGCTCATTTCCCTCTCTATCCTCTTAATTCCGCTTTTTTCATTTTTCTTTCATCTTTTTTTTTCAGTCCCTGAAAGTCCGATATAAAATTCAGTTCGCCCTGTTTCATTTCCGGCTTGCCGTTGGAAGCGTCCAGTCCCGCCGCTTCACGTTCCGCCTTAATCGCCGTCTGTACCCATTCGGTTAAGTGGCCCTGGGTAAGTTCCATAGGGTTCAT